AAAGTCAACTTCGCTTTTGCATTTTGTAACCGTAACCGCTGGCACCACTTCAGTGTTCAACATTGAAGGTGTGTCGATATCTTTTGTAAATCACCTGCTACAAGTAGAGACAGACTCTAATGGCGCTGGAAACATCATGTTGACAGTATTAGGACGGTAAACAATGCCTATTGTATACGACGGAACTGGCGGATTATTTACCCGGCTAGGCAAAATCTTTCAGCTCAAGAAGATTACGAACACGTTCAGGACTGATTTACGCACTGAGGTCGATGACATCATTGCTGTTTATGCTGATGCTGACAAAAGACTTATTGCGCCAATTATTCAGAACAGAGAAGACCTTGATCGTGCTTTAGCTGGCATTGACAGCATGATCAACCAAATTGCAAGTGCAACTCTGTATGAACAAGTCAAAGACGGACTAGAGCTTACGCCCAAAACGGCAGTTGACGCTCTGCGATTGCTCATTGAAGACATGGTGTCTGACAACACCAAAACTGTTGGCGGTTCTTCTGTAACCACTACGGTGCACGTCGATGCAAGCACTATTGGTACTACTGTTAGCGAAGTTTCGGCTACCGCTAACTCTGGCGAAATTCTGGTTTCTACAAAAGTGCCTATGAATTATTTGGGCTCTGCTACACAACAAGACAAGCAGTGTATACGGCAAGAAACCATACGAGCCATTTGCGTTCTTGACGAATCTGACGGTCGTCAAGCCGGTCGTGAGGTGTTTGAGTTTAGAGGTAAGGAACCGCGCAGCCCAAACCATTATGAATGGCCGCTTGGTAGTGGAATTAGAACACGAGTTAGCGTTACTTCGGCTTCAGGCAACGTAGATCGGCACGCAAAACCGTCCAGCAATATTTTGTCGAACAGTGGCTTTGACAATTGGACCACTGTGTCTACTTGCCAATTCTGGACAGCTGACAGCACAAGAGCTTCAGGCTCGTACAGCACAGGTGGTGACCCTAGTTCTAGTAACCCAATCGAGCGACAGGCCACAAACTTTTCACCAGACGGTAGTTTTTCGATAGAGTTCAATGGCGATGGCAACGAAAAGCATCGCATATACCAAAGCTTGGGAACGCAAGCTGGAACACCCGGACGTGTCTATCCGCTCAACACATACATCTGTTCTTTTCGTGTCCGAGCAACGAGTGGCGTGATTAGCAGTGGTGTAATTAAGGCGTCCATTACAGATGGTAGTTACAACGACATTAGCACGTCTGTAGTTACTTACGACATTGCGGCCGCTGGCTCTGTTAGAGATGCCGCTTGGAAGCACGTCAACGGTGTTTTCCAAACCGATTCTGCTTCTATTGCAAAAGACTCACGCTTTGTAATACAAATGACAACCGCGCTGCCCAGTGGCAAATCGTTGCTCATTGACGAACTTGTGCTTTTTAAGCCAACGCCGCTCTACATTGGTGGGCCAGAAGTTGGCATCGTTCGTGGTGAGGCAGATTTTAGAAACAAAGACAAGTTCACCATTGCTATGACAAACAACTTCGCTGGTGAGAACCAGAAGTTCTTTGACCAGATATTTGGCACTTGTTCCCTTGGTTACAACCTACCAGTCGATGGCACTAACCGCATGAACGACTCTTTGATTGGCTAAGCATGGCTAAAGATTTCTTTGACGACTTGTATTCTGTAGCTGAAGGCCAAGAAGCACTGGATCAGTTTCGTGACCGCCAAGAAGAGGGTTACGAGGAAGACAGGCAGCAGCGCATACAGGCTCAAGAGACTGCAGCAAGTGAAGCAGCTGCTTTGGCAAGTGGAGCAATAGGACTTACTCCTATGGAGTCTGACGCTTACACAGAAGCAAACCAAGCTGAGCTTGCAAAAAGGCGTGCTGAGCTTGAGAAGCTGCGGCTCGAACGAGAGGAACGCAAGCGGGAGCGGCAAGAGCAGATTGCTGCGCGAAAAGCTGAACAAGACGCTGAACGTGAAAGACGCCGACAAGAGCTGGAGGCCAGACGTGATGAGTTTAATGCGCAGCGCGGCAGGCAACCAAGTCAACAATCCGAAGGTAGTGGCAACTATGTTCGCCAGCGGATGCAGCAACGCAGAGAAGGTTACGAACAAAGACGTGACCAGCGCGAACTGGAAAGGTTGCAATCCAATAGAGAGCGTGGCCTGTACGTTAGTACAGCAGACCAAGCAAAGCTGGATCGTGCAGCCAATGTAACCCAGTTTCCCGACATGCTACCTATTCAAGTCGGGACTGGCAAGGCTTTTGTCCGGGGCACTAGTGTTTCCATTGATGGACAAGTCAGGCCTATCTTGAGCCCTCAAACCGCCCTGACGGAGCGTGAGTGGGAAAAAGTACTTACTGATGGCACTGGCGCTGGTGCTGAAAAGGCGCTTGAGTTGCTGGACAACACGGTAGAGGCCCTCAGCAGCGTTACAAGCAGCCCTGAGGCCCAGCAATTTGCAGAGAGGTATCGGAGCATACAACAGCAGGAAGAGGCTGTAGAGGCCAATACGGCGCTCACAGCCGGTGAGAAGAAGCAGGCCAAAAAAGACTTGATCCGACGTAAGGCAAGAATGGCTGTTGAGTCAAGAAAGTTCCGTGACGTTGGTGGCTTGGTTGAGCGGCAAGAAATGCGCGATTTTGCTGAGGAGAACCGGAGGTCAGAAGCTGCAAGAGACAGAGAAGCTGCACTGATCACTGACATTCAGAAGAAAGTTGACAAAGCGTCTGATAAGCAGTTTGAGCAAACTGGTCAAGCATACAGCCGCAGCCAGCGCATGGCTCTTACGCAAAAGCTGTATCAAGAGTCAATTGAGCAGCAGCAAGCAATACAGTCATTGTTGCAAAATGGCACCTTGCCGCCAGACGCTGACATGCCTGTTACTGGTGAAGGCGATCTTGGTATTGAAGACGCTGACGGCGCTCTTGTTTACTACTCTGATAGCAACAACCAGCCAATGTTCCGTAGCACCAACGACGATTTTACGTCGATGCCAGCGCGGCGTGTCAACAACAAAATGTACCCTGCTCCACGTAACGACATGGAGGTCAAAGCTTTGCCAAAGGGTGCCGTATATGTTGACCCAGCTAGCCCCACCTCACTGACTATGAAAGAGACCGGCGCACCGTCACCGACTCAAGTGTTTAGAGAAGAAGAAGAAAAACGGGCAGTCAAAGCCAAAGAGCAGTTGGCAAGAATATCTGACAATGTCTTGCAAAACATGATCAAGGATTACGCTGCTAAACAAGAGGCCCTAAGCCTGATGCCTGACGACTTGACTCTAGACGATCTGCGGTCAGGTTACGGCACAGGTGGATTGACTTCATCGCAAAGAGCTGCCGCTTTGTCTGACGCACCAGATGTGTTTACTCTCGAAGGGCAAAAGGCTTACCAGCAAAAGATACAAGAACAGTTGGTGTTAGCAGATATGGCTCAACAAGCCGCAGTGCAATTCGAGAACCAAAAGCGCGAAGAATTTGCCCCGTACCAAAACACTAGAAACAACTACGAGGCGTTTGTCAGTGGTGAAGATGATGACCGTCTACTTGTGCGCAACGGACAAGGACAAGTCTTTGAAGCTTACACAGTAGCTGCGCGTGGCAGTCGCTTCCGTGGCACGCCAGTTCCTATTTTCGACGACTACCAAGATCTTCAGCGTAGCGGTGATGAAATATTCAATAGTGCGTATTTCAATCCAGTAGCTGGTCGGATTGTTCCGATTAACATTCCTTCAGGCAACGGCCTTGGGCCAATGACTGACGCTGCGTTTAATATGATCTCAGACACCTTGATGACGGCTTACCCCGGCCTGATTAGAAACTCGCTGCAAGCTAAAGAAATTATGATTAGAGCGGCGGCACATATGGGGTATGACATTCCCGAGATTGCTGGTGCGCCAGCGACACCACTCGAAGAGGCCGTCACGGGTCAAACGACGCCCGTTCCCGGCCAAGCATAAGGCAGAACATGACCACTAATCCGTTCGATGACCTTCGTTCGACTTTTGTCCCTCAAGAACAACCCGAACTTCCCGAGTTCGTTTCCGGAACTCCGGAAACAGAGCCAATACTTGACGCAGAAATTGCAAACACGAGTGCATTTGCAACCGGTCTGTCTGACGCGCAAGCGGATTCGGGCCTACTAGACACGGGTTTCGATGAGTATTTTGACCCATTTGACGAGGCGCAGGTCAATAAATACGCGACCAGCGAGGCGATACGCAAGACGAAGTCTACACACCCAGAAGCTGTGTTCGGTACTGATGAGTTTAACAGCCACGTTGCTTTCTACACAGAGAGAGCAAAGTCCAACATTGCAAATGCAGCCAAAGAAGCTGAGGCTGAAAAGAAAAAGCTGCAAGATGCCAAAGAATTCCAGCGCCGTATGCGCAGGCACGAATTTACTGAAGCCCTTGGGTCTACAGGTGTAGAGGGTCGTTTTGGCAAGGTCCGTTCTGATCAGTTAGGCAGACGCATACAAACCGGCGGCGGGATCACTGAAGTCTTTTCGCGCACCCTTAGCAACTTTGGCGATGCCCTTGACTTTGCCTTGGACGGCGAGTTTGGCAAATCGTTTGACATGTACCTTGGTGGTCTTGGCGAGTTCTACATTGGTGGGCTGGAAGCATTGCGGGGCGGTGCGGAAAACGTTGCAACGACAGAGCAGCTAGACAGAGAAGCTAGAGAAGCTTTGGAAAGTGCCAAGCGGCGAGAAAAAGCATACTTTGAAACTGGCGCACGTCGAGCAAAAACCAGAAAGGGCGCAGCTGCTTTTGCTAAGCAGGCCAAAAGGTTTGAACCTACTTACAGAAAAGAGCTTTCTACAGCCTTTGTCGATGGGATTAACTCTCTCAAGACAGCAATAGCTGGTTCAAGTGCCTTGGTTACAAACGGCGCTGTTGGTGTGCTTGATGCCGTTGGGTTGGACGGCGGCAATATTCTCGACATCAACTATATGACAGACCGGGCTATCTCCCTTAGCAACGATCAGCAGTTCAGGGCAGACGTTGCTTTGTCTGGCAAAGTTAGAGAGAACAGCTTTGGTGGTATGGTCGGTGTAGAGCTTGCGCGAGAATTGCCCTCCACAATTCTTTCGACACTGGTAGCCTTGGGTGCTGGCGGACAGGTAGTAAAGGGTGCAGGCAAAATAGGCGCTGCGGCCACTAAGCGTGAGTTGAAGCGACAGGCAGCCTTGCGCGCTACTGGTTTCACTGTCATTGACACACAGGAGGTGGCTGGCGAACAGTACGTCCAAAGTCTTGACAAGTACCTTAATGACGAAAATCTAAACGCCGACGAGGCGCGTGCAATTGCTTCTTTGGAAGCAACTGTTTACGGGGTAACAACTCTTCTTACACAGCGCCTTGCAAGTGCAGTCACGTTTAAAAACCTTCCTAAAGAAGCGCAGGACACAGTTTTTGGCGTGGTGCGACGGGTTGCTATTAAGGCAGCGCAGGGCGGTGTTTCTGAGGGCGTGCAAGAACTTGTTGAAGAAGTTGCTTCGGATTTGCTTGTAAGAGCCGCTGGCGACGAATACGAAGATTCATTGTTTGCGCAGGCTTTGGAAGGCAACCCCGAAGTGCTCAAACAACTTGCGCTTATTGGCACTGTTGGCGCTGTTCTAGGCGGCGGCATGGGCGCTGCAGCTGGACTTGAGCCAAACACTGGCCGCGACCTGACCTTGCGAGAAGCTGGCAAGATGTCGATCGAACACAAAAAGCGACGTGCGCAAGAAAAGCGAGAAGCCTACAGAATTGCCGACGACGTTGAGCCGTTGCTGGAATCTGCTAGTGACGAGCAGCTTGCAAAGATTGCCTTGGCTGGTGTGGACCTTGACAGGACATTCGAACCAGACTTGGTTGTTACAGGCGAGGGCAAGAGCGGCGCTGCTTACGAAGAACAAATTGTAACGCCTCCAATTGCAATGGCTGTATTGCATAAGAGATTGGGCTACGACTCTGCCGAACTAGAAATAGACAAGCTTTTGTCGGCAGAGCCACCACCGCGCAATCAACAACGCTTGCAAGAGTCCGATGAAACTGCAGGGCGAAAGATGGCTGCGCTAGAAGATGCGCGTGGTTCGCTTACCCCAGAGGTCGCCTTCTCTGCAGATGGTGGCGAAGATATAGATTTGCGTGATTTCATTGTTACGCATCCAGAACTGGCACGCGACCTTGCAGCATCTAGTGGGCCACCATCGCGTCGTGTCATGGAGGTTCTTCTTGGCAAGCAGGACAGGAAAGCAAACAAGGGTAGTAACCGTTCACGCTTTTGGTCAGCACTCCGCACAGCAGTCGCAACGCTTCCGGAACCAGAGCAGCAAAAAGAGCAAGCAGACGCAATACTGTCGGATCCGGCAGGTGCAACGGTTAAGACGCCCCCACTTGTGTCAGAAGAAGTGGTTGGACAAGAACCACAGGTCGTCACTCCCAGCGACCCCACAGTCGATACGCAGCCTGTTGCAGAAGAAGAAATTGAAGTCGAAGAACACGCAGTTATTGCAAACCAGCCATCAGCTGATGAGCTTGAGGAACTGGACGCTGACGAGGATCTCGCCAGTCCTCGCATGGATAAAGCACGGTCAATCAATATTGTCCGTCTTCTGGGGCAGAAGTTCGGCGTAACTAGAGAAGACGTTGTCAACAGAATTGCTACTGTTACCAATGTTGACGTAGATACCGTCCTTGCTGCAGAACCAAGCGGCGATCTTGCAGACGACCATTTGCAAATACGAACTATTGGTAAGCTGCTGCTCACGCTCAACAGGTTCGATACTCGTATCGAGCAAACGACAGTCGAGTCTGGCTACATACATGACTTTGCTGCGGAGCGTGGTGTCACTGTCTACCTGTTCGACGGCAACCGGTCTACTCGTGGAGTTGCACTTGGTCGCACAGCAATCGCTCTCAATGCCAACTTGACGACCGAAGCCAAGGCCCGAGCAACACTCTTTCACGAGTTTGTGCATGTATATCAAGAAGAGAACCCAGAGGACATAGCAGCGCTGGCACAGCTTGTGCGTCAGATAGCACCCAAGGCTGTAGAGCGTGAGTTGTACAAGTACGCTTCTGGGTTCTCAGAAATGAACGACCAGCGCAGGGCAAACGGGTTGGAGCCGCTTGTACTTGACGACGCAAGATTGTCACAGGAAGCACCTGCGGTTCTTGCAAACGTGGTCGCAGACTTTATTGCCGCCGACGATACAGTGCTTGACTTCTTGTCACAGCAAAAACCGGGCGTGCTTGCTCGTTTCCTTGATGCCATGTTTGAGTTCTTGGGTTACAAGAACAGGTTGTCGGAAGAGCAAAGAAACCAAGTTGCATACCTTGCAAATCTCGGTGATGACGACTTCACTGTGCAGCAAAAAGTTGAAGTTGCGCAGCTTTACAAGAACCTGTTCCGCACTCTCACAAACAGTTCTGCGTACCCAGAAACAAGCACAGACATCTCGCCAAACTTCGACGTAGTAGCTACAAAGGGTAGCCCAATGCTGGCCCAGCACAGGCGGATGCGAACTAAGCTGCAGTCAGTGCTTGACCTTGTAGACAAAGACTCGTTTAGCGCACAGGAGTTGCGCGAACAGTTTGACAAGGATCCATCTTTGAGGCGAGAGGCAGACTTTCGCGGCTTTGAAAGCTGGTACGAAGGTTATGTAAGTGCTTACAAGAAGCAAAACCCTGCAACTAAAAAGTTGCCCAAAATTACGCGTGAGGCCATTGAAGAGTGGGTCGAAGAAACGCAGCCTGCTGTTTCTTTTAACGTTGGCGGAGGCCGCACAGACGGCGAGGCAAACGACCCGCAAGTAAGACTTGCAAAGTTTTTCAGAGATCTGAGTCCTGCCGAGGGTAGCTACAGCAACCCTAACCCTGAGCTTGGTCCTTTTAAAGATCTAACCGGGCAATACGTTGCTTACAACCAAGTGCCTGAAGGTGAGAATTCATTAGACAGTGTTGTTAGTGAATACACTGGTATTGAATACACGGAAGTAGAGGCAAGGGTAGCTTTCCGTGCCAAACGATTGATAGTCGCTGCTGGCATTGGTGGCAGCGAACCTGAAGTGGCCGTGGGCACCGAAAAAGTGACTGAGGTATGGGGCAAGCGTAAAGGCTTGCCTATGCAGCCTGTCTTGCATCCTTCGGGCAAGGCAATGCGTGACACCATGCCGTACGACACTTACTTGCCAGTGGGTGCAGCGCGAGAGCTACTCAAGTCAATATACACAGACGCCAAGATTTTTGAGACTTCTAGTGGCGAAGCTTACGGAGTCGAAGATCTAGTCGAGCTGCGTGATTTTGACGATGTGTACGCACGCATTAACGTAACCGGCCCAGTTCCTAGACCACTAGGCATGGACCCTAATGTAGACTTAAGCTTGTTCGCAGACCAAGAAGATGCCATGTCAATTAACAGGGCATTTGCTGCTAGCACTATGTTCAGCGACTTCAATGTCGAGCGTACACAGCAGACCGAAGTTTCTGTAGCTAGAGAGCCACTTGTAGACTACGAATATGAGACGCCTTACTCTTTGTTTGCAGAAAACGAGTATGGGCCAATACAGCGCCCCAGTATTCTCGTTGACGAGTTCGAGATAGTCGATAGCCCGCAGTTGCACGCACCAGCCCAATATCAAAACTATTGGTACGGGGGCAGTTATACAGAAGGCTTCGATAACGCCAACTCTAACCCTGTAGATTACAGGGAAGTAAGACTGGCAACTTATGCTGGCGGCAAGCCATACATTGGATCACACTTTGGTGAGAGAAACGTTCAAGACCCCGGCACGCTGGTGCTGGGATCTGAAAAATACTTAGACGAGATGACGGGCAACAAAAACTATATAGCCCACTATCGTCGAGACCTGAGAACAGACTCTGTCTCTGGCCAGAAAACTTTGTTTGTTGGCGAAATGCAATTTGATTACCAAGGAGACAAGCACAAGTACGGTGTCTTTGAACGCAAAAAGCCTCGCAGCTACGTAAAACTAGAAGACGTAACTGTGCGCCAGCGTGGTGATAGTTTCATAATTACCAACACTCAAACTGGTGACGCTGTGCGATTAAGTAACGACAGCACTATGGCTTTGGCAGAATACACGGACAGGCCATTAAAAACACCACTTAGCATGGAAGACGCAGAAGCCATTGCTAAAGGCATGTATGAGTATCACTCGACTATTGAGCAAACACGGCCAAACATGCCGGGTCCGTTGCAAAAACTGTTTGCAAGCAAGATACCTGCGAAAGCTGGCAAGGAAATACCAGCATTGCCTTTTGGGGACAGTCTTTCTGCAAGGCAGCGCGCCAAAGCAGGCTATCTAGATCTTCTTCTTAAGCAACTAATCAAGGATGCAGTTGACAGCAATGCAGAGTCTATTGCAATCCCTTACGGCAGCGTCGTAGACATGCTGTGGACTACACCTATAACTTACGATGTCAGGTTCGAGTACGACCCGGATACGGAAGTTTTGGTTGCCCGTAACGCTACAGAAGACAGTGAAAAACAAAAGCTGAGCGAGATGTACGGCTTCAAAGAAAAAACCTTGTACCCCGGACTTGTCAAAGAAACACCTATCCCAGATGAAGACGACTTGCGTGTAAGAGCGGCGCGTGTTCCTATGAAGAAAGGCAAGCTGTCGGCTTTTGCAGTCAAGTCAGGTGGTTTTGCTAACTTCAACACACCTATTCTTAATTCCATAATTGAAAAGGTAAACGCAGGTCAGACAAGCGGCAGGGTAACCGGCAAAAAGGTTGGCGACAGAAACGTAAACTCCGACCTTGCCCCAGCTCAAGATCGATTGCTATCAGCAATTAGCGACTTTTTCACCAAGGGAGCGGGTCGTGGTTTAGGCACAGTGGTTAGAGAAACCACGGACCATGGCCTTCTTAGGCACGATACCGTTGAAGCAAAGCTGATGGTTATTCAGCTGACAAACAAAGCGATCGAAACAGTACAAGACCAAAACAGTGATCTGTACATTGCAAACATGGACGTGTCCCCGTTTGATGACAACGGCGACGATGTTGAAGAAACTAGCAAGCGAGGAAACCTCGAAGGCTATGGAGACACCCCTGAGTCCAAGGCAGTTAACTCGTTCCTCGGTTACATGACCGGTATCGAAGAGGGAATGATCCCAAGCGCTGTGCCAAGGCCCGGGTCTGCCTTGGCCGATGCCATGGAGATCGAGACTGGTGAGGGCGATCTTAGACCACGGTCTGCTTTC